ACATTATATTCCTTTAATTTTTTTTTATTTCAAGGTCTAATGTCATCACATATTCATCGAACAAAAATGCACAAATAGAAATCAGCAATTTAGCATTTTTATCTATTTCATCATCATATTTAACACAACAAAGCTCCCACACCGTTTTCCCGCCTGCCAAAACATCTGTTTTGCCTTTTTTTGTTGTTTCTGTTAATGCTGCTGCTAATTGTTCAAATGTTGGTTCTTGAATTACAAAATGATATTCCTTTTTTTGATATTTAAAAGAATAATCATTTAGTTTTAAACCTTCTTTAATTGGCGCTTTTTCTTTCATTTATCGAGTTTTTAAATCTGCAAATACAAAATTTAGTGTATATGTTAAATCAGTATCATCTTCTGTATAGTCACCACCGTCATTGGTAAACTCTAAACTTTTAAGAATGTGAGTTACCGGCTTCTGGGGGTTTCCAAACACAAGTATAAGGTCAAAAGCAGGAATATCCAACAAACTTCCATTAGGCGCTGCATCTCTTAATGCTTCTAAATCGTTCATTGACAATTCTAAACTACCGCTTGCATCTCTTTTACCATATCCACGACTAACAGGTTTTACCGAAGTTCCAAAGTTATTAACTTTGTCCTGTGTTTGTTCATAGGATATGTTTTTCATCCCAGGAAATGAACCTCCTAATCCTACCGCTGTAATGTCGATATACGAATAGGCTCTACCGTTTATTAATGTTGCTGTCTGTCCCATTATAATTGTGTTTTAAATCCAATTGTGTTACTGATTGTTTCCGCTGTACCTACTGGCACTATGTTAATAGTCAACTGCACCGCTGCATTTGTTATAACATTTTGATCGGGGTCAATTACAACACTTGCAGCGGGCAATACTCCGTCTGTGTCTGTGTTTATTTCTCCGTCTCTTGCCATTTGCTCTAATGCTTCAAATGCTGCATTCTTAAATGTTTCAACAGTCGCAAAATCTAACTTTCCAGTGCTTTCATTAACATATAAAGGACTATTTACTAATGGCGTCTCGTTTATACGAACCAATCTAATTGCTTTGTTCATTACAGAATTGCGCTCTGTACGTGCAAAATCTGAGCTCGCTAATGTGCATGTCGGTGTGGTATCTAAAAAGGACCCACTTACGCCGCTATATTTTTTAGCCCAGTGATAGCCGTAAGTTGTGAGTAATGCAGGGGTGTTTGCGTTACCGATTACGCTTACTGGTTGATCTGCATACATCTCGCCGGTTGCAAATGCAATTGTATCTAATTCTGTTGTTTTGTAACTTGAATTAAATCCAGATAAATTAAACTTCGCAACCCATCCACAATTCTCATGAACATTTGCAAACGCTTTAGCTCCTAAAACAGTTCCCAAGCTTGTAATCGATTTACCTGTTACACCTGATAGCCGGTAGCCTTCACCGCCTCCATCTTCGACTAATACTAATGATACATTTTCTGAATCTAAACTTGTTAAATTCGTTAATGCACTAATAGTTGTAGCTGATAAATCGGCCGCAATATACACGTTGTCTATCTGCTTATCTTCTAAGAATAGCCCATCAATAACAGTCTGAGAACTGGTTATAAATGATGCCGCATAAGTATTTTGTAAATATACACCGATATTTCTTATTTGACCTTCGGCATAATCTTGTAAATCCTTAATATCAGTCGCATCAAAAGCAGATGTATAGTCGTAAATTCCTATCCAAAGAACTCCACCTGGTTGTATCCTGAAAAACTCAGAAACATGATAGTGCATAGGTGCAATTTGAGATCCAACACCGCCAGAAAATTGGGTTACTGTTGCTACTCCTGTTCCTGATGATCCAGTCACGGTTTTACTTTCAAAACTTAATCCTGCTGAATTTATCGATGCCCCTTGTTTTGCAGGGGCTGTAAGCTGAACTGTCGATGTGCTTAATTCCGCTTCGTATCCATGAATTGAAGTAAGCAGGTTAATAGCGGAAACCAATCCGCTTGCTACGTCAGTAGTTGCATCGCTTGTTACAACAGAATAAGACCCTAACAGCGTTTTTTTGCCGTTTGTTGGCGTGATATAAATTGATTGTATTTCCGTTGCTGCTCCCGCCGTTGTTATTTCAACAGAACCTCCGGTCGCCACAGTTTCATCGGAATGAGAATTGTCTATTCCTAAATCTTCTGCTGCCGCAAGAGATAGAATTTTTTTTATTCTATCATCCGTATCAAAACCGCTAGGCAATTCATCCGAGTCAAATAAAAAGCCCGAATAATGATCTTGTCCGGGTAATGGTGTGCCAATACCTCCCTGAGCTATTGTAAATTTTATTTTACCCATTATTTATCTTTTTTAGGAACTTCCTTTTTTACCGCTTTTTTCGGCTTTAAATCTTCACGAGTAATTTTTATTAATGGCTTTTGAGTTTTAGCAACATGATAACTTGCATCTTCTTCTTTGTAAAAAAAATGACCATCAACACTTGCAAAAATTTCCTTTAAATCTTTTTTACCGTCAAAATATTGTTTAGAAAGTTCAATTAATTTTTCTTTTTCCATACTTAAAGTTTTAAGGGGAGATTAACTCCCCTGTTTATTAGCTTGCTTCGTAAATCGCTGCCACTCCTTTTTCGTCTGTTCTTGAAATAGTTGCACCAAATCTTACTTGAGCTTCAATAATAGTTCCACCTTTATAACCGGGTGCGTTTCTATTAATTTGCATAGCTGCAAAACCTTCGGCATGTCTAACCATTGAGTTTTTCCAGAATATTGCTGCTGCTGCATCTGTTGCAACCACAGCCGCTCCTAATGCTTTTTTAACTCCGGTAGTTGAATAAAAAACACCATTTGACCCTAAGGTATCGTTCCAACGCATCATTAACTTCATACCTAAAATAGTTCCGATTTCGCCGTTTCGAAGCTTAGTTAATTCTCCTGTTTTATCATAATCAACTAATTGACTTATCTCGAATAAATCATTGATTTGGTCTGGTGTTAATAACCCGTAAACCTGGTCACCTTCAACTAAGTTTGTTTTGTTAAAATAATTTCTAACATTTAACAAATCTGCCATGACTATTTGTTTTCTTGTTCCGGTTGCGCCTACAAGCGAGGGTGTTCTAGTTGCCGTCCCGGTTGTTGGAAACACATTTCCTAAAACTGTTGATGTAGGCGCCCATGCGCTTGCTGCAATATCCGCTGCCGTTGTGTTAATGATTTGGGCCATATCGGAAATAATATCAGCTTGCTTTGAGTAGCTTAATAAAATCTCATCTTCACGCTCAATTAATTTAGGTTCAATGTAGATTTCATCAGTGGTGTAAGACTTTACCGAATCAGTTCGCTTACTTATGGTTAAAGGTAAAGAAGGATAATCACCTACTTTAGCCGTTCCGGTAGTACCGGCTTCTGGTATCTGAATTGTTTTATAATTCGCTTCGTCTGTTTTCGAATTTTTGTAAAAAGCGTTGTCCGGAAACAGATTTTTGTTTAGCATTTTGCCAAACTTAATAGGACTAATTTCTGCCATTTTATTTAATTTTTATGTTATTAATCGACTTGTGTGGCTGTCAACTTGTAAAAAGTTGTACCATTATAAATAAACTCAACTATTCTAGTTTTACCAGACGGTATTGCATCTGTTGCACCCGTTAGATTAGTTCCCCATGTAATTGTATCTGCATCCGCTGTGCTTTCCGTAAAAACAAATACAGCTCTTGCACCAGTCTTTAAATTACCATCTAATGTTGCTGCATTTATTGTAATATTAGTATCGGTTGCGCAGGTGTAAATGATTAGATTATTTTTAATCTCAGACAATGCTATGGTTGTATCACTGGTTAAAGTGGTTTCCGTTGCATTTCCAAAGGGGTACCTTTGCGCTTGCACATTGCAGGCAAAAATAACTAGCGTTAGTAATATAAATAATTTTTTCATATTAGTCCCTTTCTGTAAAATCGTTATACAATGCTTCGAACTGTTCCGGATTAGATGCTTTTAGCTCTATTAATTCACGTTCGGAATAATCTTCATACTTTTTCTCATCCTTTTTTGTTTGAGCTTTTTTACCGTCAATCATTGCGTTAATGTCTACGTGTGGCACTAACATTTTTTCAATCATTGCGTTAAAATTATCTAATCCAATACTTTTGGCATTTTCGATAAGATTTTCTTTGTCCTTCTTATCAAATTTACCTGAGTCGATAGCTGCATTTACAGCCATATTAATCGCTTCATCTTGATATTTTTCAAGCTCTTTATTTTTTAATTCAAGCTCTTTTTCAAGATCATTTACCTTTGCTGTTGCATTTTCAAACTTTTCTCTTTCGGCTTTTGCAGCTTCAAGTAAAGAATCTTCTGATGCATCTTTTGAAAGGTTGTAAAAATTGTTTAATCTTTCCATTTTCTTGTTTTTGTTAATATTAGTTTCTAAGCCATCATAAACGTTCATAACCTCTTCTAAGCTCATTTTTTCATTTATTGGCAAATTAATGTTTGTAAGAATAATCTCGTCAATAATTCCAAACTGTTTCATTTTTTCAGCATTTAGCAAAGTCTCTTTATTCATTGTTTCGGAAATTTCTTCTTTACTTTTCCCGATTGCTGCTGCATAAATAGTCATTAACGAGTTTTTAAACCCAGTTAACATTTCCTTTATTGGGCCGTCTTCCATATCATTTAAAGACTTATTGCCGTATAAAGGATTATGCACCACAGCACTTGAATAATCGTTTGCTTTTCTGTATCCTTTTGTGCCAGAAGCAAGGATAACAGATGCCATCGAATCAGAAACACCCTCATTAATTGTTTCTACGATTATTCCCGAAGCAGTTAAATTAAGATTAGCTGCTACGATTGAATAACCATCCACAATTGACCCTCCTCGTGAGTTTATCCGTTCAGTAACTTTTTTTACTCCAATTTCTTTTAAAGCTTGTAGTTTGTTAGCTAATTTGGAACCGTTTATTTGCGCTCCTACTATTCCATGTAGGATTAGCTCGGCTTTATCGTTTTTGATGTTTAGTATTTCCATGCTTTACATAATTATTATTATGTTAAATAGAACTTTTAGCAAATATATAAAAAATATGTTATAAAACATAGTTTATCTAAATAATTCAAAATCTGTTATTGCTAAATCTGTTCCTGTTTCATAAACTTTAACAACTTGAGCGTTTAAAGCATCTAATTTGTTACAGTCAATTATTAAATCAACACCATTTGCAAATTTTACTTTTACATCGCCACTTGCTGAGCTTGTAATTGTCTTAAATATTGCAGGTGTTTCTAATAGTGTATCAAATGTATATTCAAGCGGCTCGCTGGCTTGAAAAAATACTTCTAATCCGTTTAATTGTCTCATTTTAAGTATAATTATTTGTTAAACTTATTTTAATTGTTGTTTCTCCGCCTTCTGTTGCATCTGTTAAATTACCTTCAAAACCTTTTTCATGTAATTCTGTTTCAAAAGTAATTTGCCAGTGCCTTATGTTGTTTTTATTTGTATCATCGGTTTCAGATATACGCTTTAAAGGCGTAAATTGGTTGCTTGTTATATCTTGAAAACCGTTTAATTGATCGTAAATACTATCTATTATTGCAATATCTTCCGGAAAACTATCTTCTTCATCTTTTTTATTTTCGATTCCTATGTGTAGAATAATGTTACAAAGCGCCCTGGCTTGCTGTGTTTGGTTTTTTTGCGAAACACCTAAATCAGTCGACCAGTCTAATAGTTGAAATTCTAAATAAGCAGCTGGAAATAAAAATTGTATCTCTTCATTTATTCGGTCAAATTGATTATTCCAATGCCCGAACGACTTCACAATAGTATTAGAACTATCATCTAACATAGATAACACTTTTGTTTTTATTGCATTATATAAAACTAATTTAGCGCTCATATTCTCATTACTTTATCCATATATTTTTCAACTATCTTTTCGTTTGAATCATTTAGTTTTTTAGAATCACCGATAAACTCACGCTTAGGCATTTTACCTATTCCTTCATTATGAACACTTGCGTAATCATCTGTTAAACTTGATGTTCCTATAACTATTTGACTAAATTTAATTATTTTTGCTTTTATATCTCTCCACAATATACCTCTGTCTACCAAAATAGCTCTTCCTGCACGCCTAGCTCCTAGTTTTCTTTTTTGCCATCCGCTTAAACTGTCATCCGTTTGGTAGCCGCCTTTTCTAAATCCTTCTTGAAAATGATTAACAGCATTAACGGCAATCACTTTCGGTATATCTCTACGTGCCTTTTTAAATTTCCTTATATTTTCAGGAAACTCAAATTTACCTATCTGTTTCATATTTCTAACTCCTCTAAATCAATTGGTACATCTGAACTAGCTGTTATAATAAAAGGCTGTTGGTTTCTTAATCCTTCAACCTGTGGCAAAGAGTAGTTTTCTATTACGATGTCTTGAATTTCAAAATATTCATTTAAAAATGTGCTTATTACAACTAAAGATCGCTGGGCTTTACATATCTCAATAAAATTCTTAACTAATTCTTTAGGATATGTCCTTTTCAATGGTGTTTCTTGAATTATTCCACGTATGTTAATTGTATAATCTCCATCAGATATATATTCCTTAACTGTTCCATTCCTGCCCTGTATGGGTGTTTTTATAATGTTTTTTTCTTGATTAACTTCAATAGTAACTGCATCCAATCTTAAGTCATCATAAGGAACTGGCTCTGTTTGCCCTAATGGAATATAACTGCCAGATTGAAATAGTAAATTGTCTAAAACGGCTGTATTTAATAAACTCGTGCCTATTGCCTGCTCTACTTCGCCCGTGTCAATGTTTATTAATTGCCCTTTTAATACTTGTAAGCCGGCGCGACTAATAATAAACGATTTATTCGTTTGAACTATTCTGTTATCTGGTGATATTTTGTTAAATCTGCTCATTTAAAACCTAATCCAAAATTATTGCTTTTATCTTCTCTCGGTATTTCTTTAAAATATGGATGCACATTTGGGTCAAATATAAAATCATCCTTTCCGGGATTGTTTGCAAAAAGTTTACTATCGTTTTTTACGGTTGATTTTCTGGAAACTTTTCCCTCTGTTAATTGCTGAACATCACACCGACAGCCCCAGTCGTTTGGCGGCATTCGAGTGTCCCAAAACGAATCATTGACAGGATAAACTAAACCATCCCACATTGCATGATCAGGTCGAACTTTAGCATCTCCAACAGTCACATATTTTAATAGTGGGAACAGCTCTTTTTGTTCTTCAAACTCATCCCACTTATTGGCGCTTATAGACATTTGTTTTGTTGCCTGCATTTCTGATTTTAGCCAGTTTTTATTGTATGTTTCATTTACTGATCTTGCGTATTTTTGAAACTCTTTAAAAGGCAGTTTTGATCCGCCTATTTCTAAGCCGTCTCTTAAATCTCTAATGTTATGCCATGTTTTTGCACCCGAAAACACATTTATATTTGTTCTAAACATTAATGCTTTGTTATATTTAAAACTATTTTTTCTTAATTGCTTTAATGTTCCATATCCTTTATTAACTTGCTCTATTAATTTTTGAAAAGTATAAGTAAATAAATTACGAGGTAAGTTTTTTTCTGTTATTCCCCCCTCATAAATTAATTCTATTATTTTATTATACTCTTTTTCGTTCATTAAGGCAAATAAGATATTAATATAAAACCTCTATTGAATGATGTGGCATTATACAATGTACTATCAAATGTTCCCCCCGTTGTTCTTCTTAAATGTATTGTAGTGCCTGGTGTTGATACAGGTGCGTTAGAGTTCACAACACTACCTGCGCAAACACCTGAACTATCAGTTAAACTAAGTGAATTATACAATGTATCGGCATCATCTCTTATAGTTACGCTTAATATTCTTATGCTTTTTGAATTTGATACGCCGTGTGCAACTTCTATTTCTGAATCGGCGTCCATATTCCAATCGCCTATTTCAATTTCTTTAATTAACCTTCCATCATTTACATCTGCTAAAGTTGCCGGAGTTATAAATACTGTATCAAGTGTCAATGCTTTAGCCTGAGCTGTTGACGCTTTGTTAATAGTTACAATTCGTTCATTTAATCTTTCTGCCGAACTGTAAGCTAAACTACCCGAACTAGCTGATATTGTTGCTCTATTTTTTTCCCATGTTTGGCGAGCAACACCGTCATTAAAGTCAACATCACCACCCGCGTCATAAGTTGTAACTTTAGCAAAATGTGTTGATGATTTTGTATGAGCATCAACTTTTAATAATTCGCCGTCTAACATTATATAACCTGCCGTTATTGATGTTGTTCCGGTCACACCTTGAATTATATAATTATCTCCAAAAGCCCTAAAAACATCATTCAATGCATTGTATGTTGCTTCATCGTTCCAAAGCATATCATCTAAATTAAAATCTGGCTTGCCTCCTGTAAATTTTATGTATCTATTCATATCTTAAAATGTTACCACGTTAAAAGTTCTATTATCTATGTATGACTTTATTAATTTGTCTAAAATATCACTATTATATACGACTGAAATAGGCATGTGTATTGTAAAATCTGTATCAGTTAAAGGGAAGTCGCTTTGCGCGTACATTGAAATCGGTGCGGGGTTAACTTCACCTTGTGTATATATAGTTGTTGGACTTGGATCTGTTTCTGGCTCTGTATATATGTCTATAACTTGTCCTGTTATGTTATTTTCAGTTATAAATATCCTTCTTAAATCAACATCGTATTTGTCATTTAAAAGCTCTTCCATTGCTAAATGCTGAGATGTGTAACTTAAATAATCGTCAACATCAAACATAATTTGATAAAAGTCATCATTTATCGTTTGAATTGGTGCAATAATAGAAAATACATAATCCTTTAACCATTGAAACCTACGAAACCAAGGCAAAGAATTAGTTGCAAAATTTTGAAAATCTACTTTATATTTACCTATACTTAAACTCATACACCATATGTTATAGTTGTGCTTAATGGAAAACTAGGATCGACTTTTAAATATCCTGCATAGCTTGAATAAGTTTGTTCAGTTGTTGCTAAAATATCTGAATAAGTGCCACCGTCTTTTTTTGCTTGTATGTCTGTTGCATAAACATTAATCACGCCTGTTGCTGATTGAACGGCATCTATTAATTTCATAACTCTCATGTCACCGGCAAAGTTTTCTGCCTGAAATTCCTGTAAAAATATGTTTATTGCATCTTCTACTGGCTTTGTTGCTCCATCGCTTAAAAGTGTTCCTGTATTGTCTAAAAGTAATGGGTTGTATTTTACGCTTAAATAAACCTTTATTAAATCTGGGTCGGAAGATATAATACTTACGGGTGTTCCCGCAATTCTCTTTTTTACCCAGTATTCGGTGAATGAAGTTAGTTCAGCTGCGCTTAGCTTTTCAGCTACTCCACTTACTACCTGCGCAGCTCTTATTGTTACCTGCCCGTTTATAAGATCAGCGGCCGCTAAATCAACTATCTTTGAATCTTCATCGGTAACCTCATAACCTATTTGTTTTGTAGTTCTGTTGAAAGTTAAGTCATATCCGTATTGAAAATCTAAACTTTCAGCAGCATACCACGGCAGTATTCCGAGTTGTATCTCTGCTGCTCTTTCTTCGATTTCAATTTTAGCCACATCCCATAAATCTTCATGAGTCTTTATACTCAGTGAACATACATCTAATATATTTCTCCATATAGCTGTTGCACTTGTTGATGTTAAACTTGCTAAAGATGTAAATGAAGCTTTAGCAGTCAACATTGCGTTTTTTATTTCAATTAATGTCCGTGCCATTTAAGTAATCTTTATACAAGTTTCTTATGTTGTTTTCATCCTGTTCAGGCTGTTCTATTTCTTGTAATTCTAATCCTACTTTGTTTTGAACTTCTTCTGTAGTTGGTTTAAATCCCGCTAAACTTAATTGCTGAAATACATTTGCCCATTCAGTAATCGATAAAGTTTCATCCATATCCCAAACCATAGCATATTCACCTTCTGGAATAATGTTTAATTTCTGCATACGTGGAATAAGCTTTTCATTTACTAAAGTTTGTAAATCTATCTTATCCATGTAAATTACATCCCCCATTGTGCGTTCGTGTACTTCTGACTGACTTCGAGAACTTCCCGAATCAGTTACCATCGTTCCTCCTAAAATAAGCTTGCTTATTGCTTCGTCGCAAACATTTATCAATTCCTTATATATGTTGTAAGGGTCTGACTTTTGCTCTTGAATCAATTCTATAATATCCTCCATGTCAATAGCCGCATAAGCGCCCTGAGTCATTGCCGCTAACATATCCATCATGTTTTGTTTGCGCTCCGGATCAGCAATGTTTGTTTTACCAATTCGTAAAGGCTGGCCGTATAAATCTGCGTGCATTGACCAGGACCCAAAAACTTCTTTCCATATCATGTAAGGAGTAATCTTATTTAGCAACCCTAGGTCGTTTGTTTCTCCAACAGGAATCAACCAATTTACTATCTTCTTGTCATCATAACGCATGAAATTAGTGCCATCTTTTATAAATGCCATTTCATAATCAAATATAAAACCGCTCCATTGAGGCACTAAGTTTTCTTCAGGCAATTTTTTAATCCATTCAAATTTGTTATTTCTCCACGGCCCTAAGTTTATTGCTTCTGCTCCGTAAAATTTAGCCCATTCGGCATAAGTAAGAAATCTCCTTAACCAAGGCAAAGCAAATCCTTTGTTATCTACAAAAAAGTTACTTATTGCTTCGTCAAACTCATTATCTTTATAAATTCCTAAATGACCAGACGTGGATTTTGCTATTCTAATCTGAATATTTGAATAAACTTGTGAATCGTCTAATACGTCCTTATAAATTTGCATCAACTCTGTTCGTTCTGGATTGCCTAAATCCTCTGCATCCTGTTGAGCTTGCCGCCACTTACTAATATCTTTTGATATCCTTTCTAAGTTGCGTGGAATTATACGGGCCTCACCTTTGCCGTACTTTTTTTCATCCGATGGCCTTATATTTTGTAAACGCCTGTCTATTATGTTGTTTAACCACTTCATTACGGAATTTTATATTTTGTTGTATCTGAAATTCCCCAACTCACTCGATGCCCCGTTTGATCTGAATTATCTGTTACCGGTAAGTTAGGTGTTATCGTGCCTTTTTGAACTTGCTTTAACCATCCTATTGCCCCACCTCGTTGTGCTGGGTCATCCCCATCATATCTTAAACGTCTTAAGTCTGGAATATTGCGCGGTGAAATTCTTGAATGGATATGATATAAAAGAATATCCACAGTTACATCAACTAATTTACTGTTTCTCTCGTCTTTTTCTGTATAATATTCGGTGTTGGTTAATAGCTGAGCAGTGGCATCTTTTATGCAAATGTAAAACTTTTTACTTGTACTTTGATAAATTCTTTGTCCGTTTGTTGCCGTTACATCTTCATTGTTCGTTTCAATCTGAAAAGTTTTGAAAATTTCCTTTTCATTGTATCTGTGTCTAATATAGCCAGCGACCTCTTCAATTGCTGAACTCATTACTTTGTTCAGTAATTCATTGTCATTGCCCGTTATAATCGCCAAATCCGCAGTGGTTATTAGATGGGTATAATCATCCGAAACTAAAAAGTAATTCATATTGCAAATATATTAATTAATTTCTATTTAACATAATGTTTATTATCTAATTCTTTTTGGGCGTTCAATAATAAACATTTTTTCTTTACGATTTCTATTTTTGAAATTATAAAAATCTGTATTAAAAGCTTCACAAATTAAATAATCAAAGGTGTCTGATGTATGACCATATTTTTCATACGTTATGCCACTTCTTATATCTTTTTCTTTTTGTTTAAATTTAGTTCCATCAGGCGCTTCTTTCGTAAATCTAAAATCATTTATAGAATGATGGCAAGAGTCGCTAATATATACCTCAATTCCAGAATAATTCGACTCAAACACTTCATTTATAAAACTGCCCCTCATAGCTACTGGTGGGTTTGCCGATGGAATTTTTAAAACCGGATTAAAATGAATTATATAATTACAAAACAAGCTAAAAAAGTTTTGTCCCTTTTCAAGTTTAGTATCTTCTTTTTTGCTCGTAGCATCCCCATAAACAAATACACTTTTATCATGATGTTTGTATTTCTCACTAAAATCTAAAGCAAGCTCTTTTATTGTATTTTTTGGATGAGATAAACAAAACTCATCAATTTGCTTTACTGTTTTGTTTTCTATTTGATACAATGTGCCTGTTATATATGGATGTACATTCTCATCTAATGAAATGTGCAAGGGTAAATTATTATCATACGCACAATTGCAAACATGAACATTTTCTTTAAAAGCTTTATAAAATTCATTTCCGGCTTCCATTATTTTTGGATTTTGCTGCTGAAGCGCTTCAAATTTTACTAAATTTCTTTGTTTAGCTTCTAATGCTGACTCTAAAGAATGTACTTCTTCCCATAAAACTTCCCCTATTTCTCTTGGGTCATTTGAATTTGAGTTATCAATTTTTATACGTGGAAATACAACAACTTCCCATTCTCTTGCATTTTCATGTTTACTATATTCTAATATTCTCCCGGCTAAATCGTCTACGTTCCACCTGGTTAATGTTACCAATATCTGGCTAGTATTGTTTAATCTGGTTTCTAATTCGGTAGTGTACCACTCCCATAGCTTTTCTCTATATGTTTGCGAACCAGCCTCTTCAGCTCCTTTAATCGGGTCATCAATTAGAGCAATATCAACAGGGTTTCCAGTTATACCGCCACCAACACCAACTGAAATAAAAGAACCATTCTTATCCACAATTTCAAACGTTTCCGAATTTCTCAAATACGATCCGTGACTATCGTGAGCAACATTTTTATGGTTTAATTTTGTTTCGGGAAAAATATCTTGATAATCTTTAGTTGTCATTATTCTTTGTACTTGCCTATTGAATTTCGATGCAAATGTCGCATTATAAGCCGCTAAAGCTATTCTTAAATTTGGGTTTTTACCAAGCATAAAAGCAGGCAATCGCCTAGATGTTAATTCCGATTTACCATGTTGCGGCGGCATAAAAACTATCATTCTTTTTATCTTACCGTTTGCAAAATCGTTTAATTTTTCACACAAATATTTATGATGCCAATTTATAATATAGTCTTCTTTTGTATAAAGAGTAAAAGCTAAAATATCAGTTCTTGCCTGTTCTTTTAGCTTTTCACGTTCCAATGTATATAATTCTTCTAATAACTCCAACTCATCATTCATCTTTGATGCCAAGTTTATCCTTTAACTCACTTATCCTTTCTTCTCTCTGTTCGGTTGTCAATCCTTTTAATTCTTTGTTGTTTGAAGTAACATCATTTCTGTCTGTCCACTTATAATTAGACTTTAAGTTAACTATGGCTGTTGCTTCTTTTATATCTCCTTTTTTAGCGTTTCTAAAACAGTTAGCTTCTAAATTGCTTAAAACTATGTCGTAAAGTCTTTTGCATTCTGGAAATCTTGTTATAAGATGTGGATATAAACTTCTATACACTCCTTGATCTTTTGCTATTTCGCCTATAAAGTCATATTCTAAGGATTCAGTTAATTCAATAGCTTCATAGAACAAATCAAGTGTTTCCTTTTCTGTCCATATTTCAGCGTTCTTATTTCCTTTTAATCCTTCGTATGCCATTATTCAAGTATTGTTAAACTATCCACCTGCTCAATTTTTACAGCATTTGGATATGTGGTTAAAATTAAACTTGATGTTGCTGTCCCTATGTAAATATAAGACTTCAAATCAACTGTTAAATAAACTTTGTATAATTTCATCGTTATTATTTTAGTTCATTGAAAATGCAAACCAATAATCACCGACCGGCATAAAATATTGTTGCAATCCTAATAGCTGCTCATATCTTAAATCGCACTTTGTAAATATAGGTTCCATGTTGCAAATATACAAAATAAATCAATTCGGCGCAACCCCGTAAATTACTGCCATTGTAATTAAGACCAATGCCGCTGTAATTAATGCGATTCTTTTTAATTTTTCTACATGCTTTGGTCTTATTGTTTTTGTTTTGTATTTCATAACTTTAGATTTAATTGTTTTGCTAACTTGTTTATTTCT